ATCTGAGTAGTGCATAATATGGTCGGTAAGAGACAGCCGTATAAGGCGATGTATGGCCGATCCTATATTATTAATAGCACAATATTCTTCTATAAAAACCTCTATGAGATGAGGATTTAGGTAATTTGTTGCCTCTTTATAGTCTCCGGAAATATAGTATTCACCAACGACATGAGAAAGTTCGTCTGGTGTGAGGGGAGTTGAGATGAGCTTTAACTGCTTAAATCTCTTAAGACTCGACCACATATTTTTCTGTATTCTTCGGAGTATTGTTTGTATAAAGGGATGTTCCATGGTGACTACTCTACTACTACACGGTTTTTCAACAACAGCAGGGTGACAATGATTTTCATTCACCTGTTCAAGAAAGGAATTTATTTTCCTGTTTATGCTGCTCTCTGAGTCACATTTATCATCTTTTTGATAATATAAAATATCATGGAATTCATGTATTTCACTACACTCGTCTATATCTTCTAATGAGTTTACTATTCTAGTAGTTGAAGATGCAGAGTTAAAATCTAGTACGCTTTTGTCGTCATTTAGGCATAACCATTGAGGAATATGACCTAACTTCATAACTCCGTGTGTGTGACATGCTCTGGTTGAGGGAAATTCCTTATTGAATTGTAGGTCAATTTTGGACCCAGTAGGAATACCTCTTAAACCATTACTATCCTCTCTCATTATATCATTACGAACGTGGACGTCACCCTTACGCTTAGAAAATATTTCTCTTGTTGTATCAATTATAGCTTTGGAAAGATCCGCCACAAGCCTGTCATTACCAATTACTTTATTATCTTTTGTGATAGTATTGGTATTGGTAACAGAGCTATGAGCGGTACACAAGATATTTCTATGATCCATTTCTCCTAATATATGTAGGAATGTTTGGATAGTGGGTATTCGTCCTTTAGATTGTAGGTGCGACTGGGATATTGTAACCCGTCGACTTATACTGCTACGCGAAATTGCGTCATCCATCCATTGAGCCATTAAATTGTTATATTTCTGGCAGAAGAGCTCTATTTTAATAGGGTACTCTGATGGTTCATCTACAAATCTTCTATCATGAGGCAATATGTAAAATGCCATACGTTCGAAAAAGCTTTTAAAAGCTTTACCAGTTTGGCCTGATATGGCTAACTTGGCAAGGTGAAGCCAAAG